ATGATTTCGTTTTTAAGCTCTGCCATTCGATAATTTCTTAAGGGGTAGTTTTTCTTCCCCAAGGGGTGTTTTTCTTCCCTAAGGGGTGAATTTTCTTATATCGAATAATAACTTCTTTAAAAAATTGAATTAAAGAAATACTTTGTAAGATCATTATACCACACAACACAACACATATCAATCAACATGCAATCTTACTCAAAGGCATCGTCAAACTCTTCGGCCTCCGCGTCGTCCAAGTTTATCAAGACATCTGAATGGGATGTCCAATCCAATCGTTATATGCAACCAAGAACATCCGATCGCGGAATCAAGATGGTAAGCATTATTAGCAATCAAAGAAATAAAAAACTCCATCTTCAGCTCCCAGTGATGTCATGCTGGGGTATTGAAGATTTCACCGATCGTGAGACGGGAGAGTCGGACGGAAAGTTCAAAATCAAGCTTCATTTTCGCGACGACAATTCGGACGAAAGCAAGGAAGCACTGCGAAAACTCCAAGCGTTTGAGAACCAGATTATCAACGACGCTGTGGCCAATTCCGAGGCATGGTTTGGAAAGAAGTTGTCGCGAGAACTCGCCGAAGACAGATACTTCCCATTTTTGAAAGTGGGAAAGAACAAGGAAACGAAGGAGCCCGACCCGAGTCGTGGACATTACTTTTCGCCAAAAGTGAACTGCTACAACGGCAAGTGGGATCTGGAGATTTTTGATCCGAACAAGACCATGCTGTTTCCTTCTGAAAACGAAAGCGAAACACCCATTGACTTCGTTCCTACCGGATCAGAGGTCACTTGCGGAATTGAATGCAAGTACATTTGGCTTGGTGCAAAGGGATGGGGAATCAGTTGGGCTCTGAAACAAGTTGTCGTGACGCCGAAGTACAGTGACGTGACATCGGGGAAACTTCAGCTTGAGGTCTCTGAACAAGATGTTGATGTTCCAACACCTGCTTCTGCAGCAATTGTTCCTCCTCCCTCTCCTGCTCAAGAGGAGGAAGTCGCGAAGCCTGAAATTGCGAAGCCTGACAATTATGCCGAGAACTCGGACGAGGAAGAAGAAGTGAAGGAGCCAGAGCCAACTGTTCCTGTTAAAGTCAAGAAGACAGTGGTGAAGAAACCAGTAGTTGTAGCTGCTGCTGCTGAACCGGAACCGGAACCGGTACAAGAGCCAGAGCCGGTTCAAGAAGCCGCACCCGCACCGCCAGTGGCTACAAAGAAGACGGTGGTTAGAAGAAAGAATTAGAGTAGAGTAGAGTAGATTTTTGTTAAAATTAAAAAACCCATTTTTTTTAATTTTTTATTTGGGCGGACGTCTACATAAAAACAAGTCATTCCGTACAAAACCAGGTTTACACTTTTTAACACATCGGTTCGTTTTTGGATTTCTTTCCTTATCGTCTGGGCACTGGGATTTACTTTTTTGAGGGGAGTTACTTTTTTGAGGGGAGTTACTTTTTTGAGATTTGCGTGTTTTTCTACACTGAAAACTGCTATTCCTATAATAACCGTTTTTGCATTTATTCACACATCTCTTCGTGACCGGATTTCTTTCTTTTGTGTCTGGACACGGTTTTCGGTTTGACAAAACCGCCTTCAAAGACGACATTTCAATAGTTGACATGTCTGTTATCTTTGACAATTGGCTTTGTTTATTTATGCTGGAAACCGAAGCGCTTCCCTTATTTACATTCCAGATATTATGGCTCTGAAGTATTTTTTTATACTCTTCTGGGAATTTGAAAATGTCATAATCTCTCGTGTCTATGTTTTTATTTCCCATTTTATCAAAAAACGAATAAAGTTCTTTTAGTCCATCGAGATCGCCAGGATCGGATAAATACTTCCTTATTGTTGTAAGCATCGGTTTCATCATCCGGCCGAAACTATAAGCATCAAATGTAGTCGCTACTCTTTGGATAAATTCGGGGTAGTTTAAAGTGCCACGATATTTTCTGTCGTATTCGCTCTTATTCGCCAAATCATATTCGGGTGGAAAATTATCCCATTGTTGTGCCATCGCATTTTTGCTTATTGAACTTTCGCGTATCATCATGCTACGCATTTTTACAAGACCGAAATCTATAAATTTTATCACGTTTGTGTCTATATTATACACGATATTGCGCGATTTGATATCATGATGTACAATGTCGTGTAAATTGAAAAAACACAACCCCTCTAATAAATGATGAATCTTTGTTAAAAATATATGAATATTTTTCCGATCCAACAATGGCAATAATTCGGTGCTAAACTGTTTCAAACTTACTCCACCGTCTTCGTAAATTAATAACCTAAAATCTTCGTATGGTGTCTTTATAAACTTTTCGTTTTCACAACCAGTTAACATCTTTTTGAAGGTAGCATTCGCAACCGGGACGCACAAATCTGGCAAAGAAACAATATATTTGTCAATATTCGGTATACTTGTGATATGCTTCATTTCATTGTACTCTAAAACCGCGTATTTTTCCAACATTATTTTAGATACTTTGTTCTTGTAATTTACAGTCGGAGTTCCCTTGCAAGTCAAACTCGGTTTTGCTACACATCCATATGTCCCTTCTCCTATAATTTTATGGGCGGCGGCCATGTGTTTTCATTATAACGAGAAAAGTATTTAGAAACGACGCATAATGGATGTATAGGCCGAATTCGTGTATCCTCCGTTCTTCAAATCATTGAAATTGTTATTCATTGCGTTTTGTTTCTTGTATTTGGTATAATCACTTGAGTCGGGTACGAACTTTCCATTGGTGTTTGCTGACTCAACTCCGGATCCATCACATTGAGACAAAATAGACCCGAAACGACCGGAAATACCCCCGCGGTGGAGATGATTCGGGTTTGAACCTCCGCAAACATAATTCTGCCGCGATAAGAAATCCCCACTATTTGTGACGGCGCGAAAAGGAGTGATGATCCGCGATTTCCCACTCACTTTACCAGTGGCTTGTTTTGTATTCCATGCGATTTTTAACTGTTTTCGTATCAAAGCTTGTTCCCCGTCTTTATAATTTAAAATGGTTTGTTTTGGTGAAAATCCGTTAGTTCGTCCGCCTCCCAAAAGTATTCCTCCTAAAGAAGACATATATATAAATTAAAGAAATAAAATAAAAGATCCATACAATGTAAATGGCGTCTTTTAACATGGATAATTTGACAATGGAGTGCTTCGCAAGCAAAAAAACGTACAACAAATATTTGGCCAAGAAAGATCCCACTACGTTTCAGAAAAACGAGACATTTCAAAACGAACTCATTCAGCACCATGACGCACTTATGGAGTTGTTATCAGAATGTATTCATAACCCATCAACCATCACCAATTTGAAGATGCGAGACACGTTTCATCAATTGATGATTGAATGTATTGATGTATTGACTCATCCTCCCACCACGGAAGAAAATCCGATTCATAAAAAAGAATACGAACCTGATGTATTATTCTCTCATTGTGAAGAAGATTTAGGAAAGAATCCAACAATAGAATATTGGAAAATGCAAACCGTCTTTAAAAGCTAAGAATATACTATAGTAGAATGCCCACGAAGAAAAAGAAAAAACGCGGTGGAGGAACAAAAATCACGCGGAATAATAATCATTGCAGTCCTCACGCATTAAAAAACCGCATTGTATCTGGATCTTGTTTCACAAAAGATGCGATACAGACAATCGTAGAAGCTCATAATAAACACAACCCGAAAAGTCTCATCCCGAACGATTTATCGCCGAAAAAGAAATGGACAAAACTGAGAGAAAATTTGTCCGAGAAATGCGACCAAGAAACATGTTGGTTGAAAAACATTCCGTTACCAGAAAAAGATAAAAGTATGATTCAGACACAACTGTTTGTTCCTCCGAAACCGAGCGAATGGAACGCTAAACCGAACACTTGGTTAACGAATTTTGATATTGAAAATGTCATGAGACAATATGAAAAGTCTTATCCTTACTTTCATTTTATCGGCCCGTCGCCGATAGATTACGATACAAAGCCCAATAAGACAGATTGTGTATGTAACAAGTTGTGTAACTTTTCAGTGGAGAAACAATTCAAACAGGGAAAGAAAAAGATCGGAGTGGTGTTTAATTTAGATACTCACACAAAAGGAGGGAGCCATTGGGTGGCCATGTTTATTGATTTAGAAGACAACTTTTTGTTTTATTTCAATAGTACGGGCGAGGAAATGCAACCGCAGCTTGTTAAATTCAAAAATATGGTGTTGTCTCAAGCAAAGAGCTTTTTTGGGAAGGAGATGGATTTCTATGAGAATACAATTGAGCATCAGCGTAGCAATACTGAATGTGGAATGTATTGTCTATATTTCATCATAACGTGTCTGTTGAGAGAATCGGACATATTTAAAGAAAAAAAGAAGGGGATGACAAAAAAACAATTGGTTTCGTATTTCTCAGGAAAGAAAAGGATTCCAGATTCCTTAGTGGAAGACTACCGAAAGGAACTTTTTCGGTAGGGGGGCGCAGCCCCCCTATGACCCCCAGTTAGGGGGGAGCCCCCCTATGACCCCCAACGAGAAGGGAAGTTTTTATGAGAATATAATAGGGTCTACTATACTTCCCCCATACCTATACTTCCCCTGGCGGGGGGTCATAGGGGGGCTAAGCCCCCTATTAAATGCGTAACTCCATGATACAAGCCACCAAATGCTGCACTTCGCATAATCAACCCGTTAAAACTGAAATTTCCATCCGTGTCAAATATCGATAAAAACGAGAAATTTTTCATTAAATAGTTGTCCACTATAGGCATATGGAATATGAAAAATAACATGGCGACTAATATAGGTATTTGTCCCTCTTCCACCAACTTATCAACGCGAGATTTCGATTCCTTTTCTTTCTTATGGGATTCAAGTTTCGCATTCGTTGCGTCCTCGTATTGTCTCATATAATCCCCAGTTTTCACGGGTTGGATATAATTGGCAACGACTTCCGGATCTTGCACTAAATGCGACTGGTCTTGGGGAATATCTCTTGAAGGCAAACGTTGTTGCGGCGGCGCTTGGAAAGAAGGAGTTGGCATGGAAGGTACTGAAGGAGGAGGGTGACCATATGGGTTTGGGTGTACATCCATAGGCGAATAAGACGTGTTTATGCCATCTCCTCTCGTTCCCGGGGTCATTTGCATGGTAATATTTTCCGGTAAATCCATAATTCGGGTGATGTCTGACATCTGTAACCTTTATATAGTAAAAATTATATAAAGATATGTTTAAAAAAACGCAATACCATTATTATTACTTCGGATGCGGAGATATAGCAGCTTCGCCCGTTATCTCTACCGTCCGTCTGGTTGAATCACACTTTGCAGGGAAAAGCTCATATTTATAGCAGTACTCACCGAATTTATACGTCTTCCCGTCCACTTCGTTTATAACCGGTCCATTGAAAGAAATACAAGAGCCGTCTGTACATGCTTTCCTAAACATGGTGGCCAATCCTAAACCCATTAGCAATGAAATAAATATACGACCCATGGGGGTATTGAGTATACGCGATAAATTCAACATCTATGTATATACTTTAAACTCTATATTATTAGGATTGAATCGGGGTTTTTGAAATATCTTTCTCATCTTTAGGACATGTCACTCTTGTTTGTTTAAACTGAAAACAATTGTTTGCCTTATCTTTATATTGGATGTACTGGAAATTGTCCGGTGAAGGGTAGACGGTTATTATTTTCTTTTCCGGCAACGTGATATAGACTGCGAAAATTCCGATGGCAAAACTCACAATAAACACCGGAATATTTATGTACTTTAGCACGTTCATGGATGTTGTATACAGTAAAAGTACATTTTCACCAAACGAGTTTTACAATTCCTAAAGGATATAATATACAAAAAGTATATATGGACACAAACTCGGTTGTCAGATCTATAGGACAATTTAATTACGAACATTATCTTAAGAATTTAGCCACGAAAGCCACAACGTATACTGTAGGAGGCGTACCTTTAATTACATACGGTAGTCTTGGTATAACTGCCGCGTTGATTGGAACTATGATATTTTACGAAGGAACAACAGCAACAACGGTAATAGAAAAAGAGGAAGAGAAACGCGAAGAGGCAGTCGTAGAAGAGCCAGAGACGCCGACCGAAGAAGTTAAGTCCGGTGGGGGGAATAAAAAGAAAAGAAAAACCCGACGACGCAAAAACAAAAAGAAGCATTAGTCACATAGCTTCTTGCATTTCTCAAAAAAAGCGTGTACTTTCACTACATCTGATCCTACATGGACGTCATTTGGGATGTAATTCGTATTTCCTTTCTCGTAGACCAAAATGGAAGGTATTCCGTTCACCACCTTTTTGAATTTGAAAAAGGAATACAGATCAAAACTCTCGTCTATGTCCACCATGACACAAGTCGCATTCGCCGGCATATTGGACATGTAACCCGTCACCGCCGACTCAATTTTCTTGCAGGGTCCGCACCATTCCGCGCCCAATTTGAGGATAAGCAATCCCCGGTTCTTGATCAACGCTTCGAATAAATCCTGTCTCGTAATTATTTTAATATCGGAGATTGTCATAATATATAAGAAAATATACTATGATTTTATATTCATTCCAATAATTAATATATTGAGATCGTTTTGTATATTAACAATCTTAATGTCTCATAACCTACAATTAGAATCGTACTCGTTGAGAGAACTGCTGGGTTTGTTTGACCTGAACCCACATGATATAAAGGTGGATGATTTGAAACGAGCGAAGAAAAAGGTGCTGATGATGCATCCAGACAAGTCTAAATTAGATCCTTCGTATTTCTTGTTCTATAAAAAAGCATTTGATGTCATTGTAGTCATGTATGAAAATGTATTGAAAATGTCTCAAACCGTGGAAGACCAAGAGTACATACCCGATAAGTCAAACAAAGAGTTGAAAAAGAACATCCAAAACATGGACAAGAAGACGTTCCATAAAGAATTCAACGAAATCTTTGAAAAACTCGGCAGCAAAACAATAGACTCTTCTAAAAACGATTGGTTTACTTCTACCGAAGCGTTATATGCGCAAGAAGCGTCCTCTTCATCAATACATGGATCTATAGATAGAATCAAAGAACGACAAAACCATCTCATCGCGCATAAAGGAGTCGTGTCGTCTTATTCTTGTGGTGGTGGTTTTAACAACAACGAGCTGTATGAAAATGAAGACCAAGAATATGTAGAATGTGATCCTTTTAGTAAATTGAAATACGATGATTTGAGGAAAGTCCATAAAGACCAAACTGTCTTTGCGGTACGAGCACGAGAATCAGATATGGCCAATGTTACGCAATATAAAAGTGTGGAGGAATATAAAAGAGCGAGACATCTTGGGGATACAAAGCCGATGGAACGCAGCCATGCAGAGGAAATGCTTAGGGAACAAGACCGACTGGTTCAAGAGAAAATGAGACAAAAACAATATCAATCTGAATTGGTTACTATTCAAAACATAGAAACAAATAAGAAAGTGATGGCGAATTTCTTGAAGCTTAAGGGGGGCGCAGCCCCCCTTTGACCCCCACCTAAAGTAACACTGGTGGTGGGTGCAGTAACATTGTTAGTTTAATCGTTTATTTTAGTTTTGAGAAAGTATGAAAGTGGCTCACTTCGTTCGCCGAAATGTCCGATCTTGCGAACGGACGCATCATTCCCCCTTTCGTTCTTTATTATAGTATTCTGTTTGAGGCCGAACTTAATTACGCTATCAAGACTTTTCTGTCTTTCTCTTATTGCTTCTGTTTCTTTTTTTGCTTACACTTCTGTCACTATTTTTGCTTCTGCCTTCTGCTCGTAAAGACTCTTTCTCTTCGACGAAGTTCCGTACGCATTCAGAAAAAACACTTTTCGCATTTGCAAGATTCGTCTCATCGGTGACGTCTACTGAAGTCATCAACGATCTACCGCCTTCCATCAACGGAAGAAGATCACTGTACGTCCGTATTAGAGGAGGCTTTTTCTTACCTACCGTCTCAATTTTAGCATGAAATGTATTTAGAAAGAGCCACGCTGATGTAGGATTTGTGGCTTCCGACTTTACTTTTTTTTGGTTGGTAATTCCTGCCAGTAATATGGCAACCGCTCGAAGTAGCTTATTATATTTCTTCCCTTCATACTCCTTTTTTGTTCTCGACAAAATCTCGATCGCATTATTATCATATCCTATAGAGATTTCTACTGAAGAAACGCACTGATTTAACGAACCCAGCTTCTTCGTATATAGACAAAGAAGTATAGATTCTATGTCATCATCGTCGGAATCAAACTCAGTAACTATCCCTTCTTTCATTGCGAATTTGAAATCCACCAACATTTCGAATCCGACTTGTTCTAATTCCACGTTCAAACCTCCTACACACTCTTGTGCTTTTACCATATCGAACGAAGGTGGTGGAACGAAACATTTCCCTGTTTTCAATTGCAACAAATCAACTGAATGCTTGTGGAAAAAATCATCTATTTTTGAATCATTGTTCAACTTCATAAATGGCGAAAACTTCTCAATGACTTCATTGGAAATACGATCATTTGATGGAAGGGAAATAAGCTCTTTCTTATAAGTTATCATGGCATACTTTTTTAAGTTATCCGTTTTGAAATACGTCCTACAGCCTTTCATGTCTTGGAAGTAATAAACATAAAACCCGTTGTAGTTACGATTGACTAAAACTACCGTTCCCTCTGCTTGTTTGATCATATACATAAAGCTTTCATTTTTTATTGTTGAGAGGCCCGTTGTTCTATAATATATGCTATTATGATAACGCAGAAAACACCATTTAGTCCCCACTTAAAATTACCCTCCCCAAAAGGGGGTCATAGGGGGATTTTTCCCCCTAATTAAATACTATACTATTAATATAAATACTATATTATTGTTAATTCAAATGAGTTCTAAAAAAAACCCTCCTCAAAAGGGGGTCATAGGGGGATCTATCCCCCTAATCATCCACCAAATATGGATCGGTCCTAAACCTCCGCCTACCAAGTTAATGGACACTTGGCGAGACAAACATCCCAATTTTGAATACATTCGTTGGACTGAAGCCGAAATCCAGAAACGCGGATTACCGTTGTCTTGTGCGAATCGTATTGATGAAATGGAGGAAATGGCTGGAAAAGCAGATATCATTCGCTGGGAAATCTTATACCATTATGGCGGTGTTTTCTTGGACGCCGACAGTATTTGCATTGAACCAATTGATTCTCTTTTGGAAACGTCGTTTGTAGGATGGGAAAACGAGCAGTGCCGCGCAGGTCTTGCTGCCGTAGGAACAATGGCATTTACCCCAAAACACCCATTGGTGAGAGAGTGCATAGAATGGATTCAACAAAACGATTGTAGTGTTCAACGTACGGGAAAACGAGCATGGATGTTGACAGGACCAGTTCTTCTGACGAATATGCTCAATACCAAGAAATACCCCGATGTCACCATATATCCGAGCTATTATTTTTTGCCGGAACACTTCACTGGTTTAGAATACAATGGACATGGTCGTGTATTTGAATTCCAAGAATGGGGCTCAACCAAGTCTAATTACGATACTATGAATTCTATTGTATTGCACCCGAAATATCTACCGCCCAAAGAAAGTGTCTCTATTTTAGTTTCCAGCTATAACACAGATATGAAATATGTGAATGCGTGTTTGGAATCCATCAAACACCAAAATGGTCATTTTCATATGGAACTGGTATGGATCAACGACGGATCTGATCTAAGCCATACGAACGCATTGAAGACGGCTCTAAATACATTTGAGAGAACAACGCGGTTCACTTCGGTCGTGTATAAAGAAAACGACTCAAATAAAGGATTGGGGTATACATTGAATTATGGCGTTAGACTGTGCAGCCATGAAATTATTGTAAAAATGGATAGCGATGATATCATGAACGGTAATAGAATTCAAAAACAACTGCAATATATGAAAGAACATCCGGAAGTGAAAATATGCGGCAGTCAAATTAATATGTTTCGCAATGAAGGAGAAGTCGTCAGTGTGACCAAACATCCGTCTTTAACATGGTCCGAATTCAAGAAAAAACCAAACCATTGGTTCATGAATCATCCTACTGTTTGTTATCGCAAAAGTGCGGTATTGGAGGTCGGAAATTACAATGTTGAGTTCAAGAAAAAAGCAGAGGACTTTGAATTGGAATTGCGTATGCTGAAAAAATACGGATATATCCATAATATGGATGAAGCTTTGGTGAATTATCGGCTGCACGATACACAAGCCACTCATAAAGGGGGAGAAGGGGGAATTCAATATTGGAGTGGTGTGTTGGATGAGTTGATCAAGAAAATGATCGTTTAAAAAAACATAAATTATTTTATCAAATTTAAATATTAAATAAAGTTTTATATTAATAATATATTTCAATGAACCATGCATTAATCACGGGAGGAAGCGGAATGGTAGGGTCAAATTTTAATTTCGGATTCAAACCCAGTTCAAGTGAAATGGATATTACTAATCCAAGATCAATCAAAAGCTATATTGATAAAAAGCAAAGTATATCGTGTGTCATTCATTTGGCGGCGATTAATTTACGGGAATCTGAAATAAACTGCTCAAAATCTATCGACGTAAACATAAACGGAACCACAAATATGTTAAACATTGCGATGAAATTGAGTATTCCGTTCATTTTGTTATCAACTGGCGCATCGTTTTCATCAGACAATCCGAATATAGTTTTTGATGAATTACATAATACTTGTCCAAAATGCGTGTATGGTTATACAAAAACTGCATCTGAGCAAATATCATTATTATACGACAAAACTATAGTAATAAGAACTGGCTGGTTATTTGGTGGTAACCAAAAATTACATTATAAATTTGTTGAAAACGCAATAAATAATTTAATCACAAATAATGAAATTAAAGCTTCTCATGATTTTAATGGGTCGCCTACGTATGTGCTTGATTTAATAGAGAAAATGAATTATTTAATTTCAAATTCAAAATACGGTATTCATCATATTGTGAATTATGGCAAAGCTTCTGGGTATGATATTGCTATTGAAATTGTTAATAAACTGAACAAACCAAAGTCGTTGGTCATATCAACTAATTCAGAGAGCGTTCCAAATGCTGGACCACCCAGAAGTAAATCCGAAGTACTAGAATCGGTTCATCCTTATAATCGGCTTCGTTCTTGGAAAGAGTCATTAAATGAGTATATTGACAAATATTTAAGTGACAAACATATGAAAACAACCGGAGTAGTTGGTACAAAAAAATGGAAAAAAAGAGATGTTTGTAGATTATGTGACAGCTATAACATATCCCCTTTTTTCAATTTAGAACCGACACCACCGGCTAACCATTTCGTGTCGGAACCTTTATTACAAGAAGTAATACCACTTGATATTTGCATCTGTCATGATTGTAATCATATACAATTGTTGGAAATTGTTGATCCTGTATATCAATATTCTAATTATTTCTATGTTTCATCTACATCGAACACAATGACTTCGCATTTAAAACATAGTGTTATAAAATTCACGCAAGATTTGGTTCTTAACAAATCGGATCATATACTTGAAATTGGCGCAAATGACGGAGTGTGTGTGAAAGAATTATTGGACAATGGATTTTTGAATATAGTTGGAATTGACCCAGCAATTAATATAAATAAACGTCATAAACTACCTATTATATGCGATTTTTTTGGATCTAATGTATTACATAAACTATATAACAAATATAAATTAATTTATGCATTTCATTGTTGTGCTCATATTGAAAATATCCAGGATATATTCCAAACGATTTTTACCTTATTAGACGACGACGGTACTTTCATTATGGAAGTGGGATATTTTTATGAGGTTTTTAAAAAAAAACTATTTGATGTAATTTATCATGAACATATTGATTATCATACGGTTACTTCAATGCAATTATTCGCAAATAAACTTAATATGCATTTGTACAAGGTGAACGAAAACAGTATACAAGGAGGTTCAATCCAATTTTTCTTGTGTAAAAAAAGTTTAAATAAAGAAACAGATTCAAGTGTGCATTCTGCGATAGAGAAAGAAGAAAAAATACAGTTATTTGATAAAAACAAACTAGATCTATGGCAAAATATTATTATTAAGAACGGTAAGGATATAAGTTGTATATTAAATAGCTTTGTATCATGTGGTAAAAAAATTGTAGGTTATGGGGCATCTGCAAAATCAACTACGTTCCTTTACCAATACAAATTATCTTGTAAAACAATAGAATATATCATTGATGATAGTTTATTCAAACAAAACTTTTATACCCCAGGATTGCATATACCAATTAAGTCGTCA